ATGTTGTTGAGCTACCTCATTTACGAGATGACTTATTACTTGGTGGCGGTGAAGCCGTTAATAGATATTTTGTTGTTAGTGATGCAGGCAGACCAGCAGAAGGCTACGATGCAAGATGGTGGCCCCACTTGTGGAGAGTGAAACTAACTAACATAACAGACAGTCCAGAGTACAGAGATATACTTGGCACTGGTGAAAGTGCTGACGATTTACGAAATATATTAAGTACTTACAGCACAGAAATTGCTATATCAGATAAAGTTCAAGCATTGGCGGCGGCTGAAACACCGTATGATGCAGACTATGTAGCTGGTGGTCATTTGTATGTAGAAGGTGACGCACCTGGAATTTATCTTCCTAATGTCGATGGCACTCCTCCAAACGGAGCAGTTATAGTTGGCAGTGGCGCAACATTCCCGGCAGATGCAAACGAAGGCGATTACTTCCTAAGAACAGACTTTTCACCGCACAGATTATTCTTAAAGAACTTGAGTGTTTGGCGTAGGGTTAGTGATGATAAGACACAGGCATGGTCGGCGGCTAACAAGATACTTACTTCGTTTGTTAACAATGATGACCAAAGAATTAATACTGATGGTACAACTGATTCAGTTAAAACTAATCTCAGTAAAATAGTGAAACCGAAGGCAGACTAGTATGGCAAATATGGATTATTTTTATGACGCACAGGTAAGAAGATACTTACTACAGTTCATGCGGATCTTTGGTGAATTTAAAGTTTCCGAAGGTAAACGTGGCGGTGTTACATATTATAACAAAGCTCCTGTTAGATATTCAGACATGAGCCGAATGGTTGCTCACATCCTTACTAAGGGTGGCGAGAACATGATTAACAGCACTCCATTTATTGCATGTAGTATACAAAGTTTATTAATTGCTAGAGACAGGACACAAGATCCAACACTAGTTTCCAAAGTGCAAGTGGCTGAAAGGGCATACGATACTAATACTTCAACGTACGGCACTGGAAAAGGAAACTTATATAGTACAGACAGAATAATGCCTGTACCTTACAACTTAACAATGCAAGTAGATATTTGGAGTAGTAATACTGACCAGAAACTACAGTTGTTAGAACAAATTTTAATATTATTCAATCCAAGTTTGCAGTTACAACAAAACTCAAATCCGTTGGATTGGGCTAATATATTCGAAGTTGAATTAACTGATATACAGTGGAGTAATAGAAGTATTCCAGCTGGTGTCGATGAAACGCTCGATGTTGCTACGCTGACATTTGTTATGCCTATATGGCTAAGTCCGCCGGCGGCAGTTAAACGTCAAAAAATTATTAACTCTATTACTGCTAATGTGTACAAGGCAGATAGCACAGGCGACTTAGGGTACGATTCAGATATTTACGACTTCTTTAGAACCATAGACGGTGATATGGAAATTCAAACTATTACACCAAATAACTATTGGGTAAGTATAGATGGTGCTGAAGCAACACTATTTAAAAGTGCTCCAACTGGTACTCCAGCTCAAAGTGTTTACGATGACGGAACTACCGTGAAAGCAAATTGGAATGACTTATTAGAAGTGTTAGCACCTCAAACTAGCAGTGGATCTGCTGGCTCGAATGCTGTAAACCTTGCAGATATTCCGTTAACGGCTGGAAGTACACTACAATTAAATATCAATAATGACCTTGAAAGTGCCTCGTTAATCACAGGAACTATTGTCAGGTCAGTGACAGATACTGCTAAGTTAGTGTTCACATTAGACAGTGATACATTGCCTAGTACAACACAAACTGATGTAACAAGAATTGTTAATCCGCTTAATAATTATCCAGGAGACGGCACACTAGTTGCAGTTGCAACTGGACAACGATACTTGCTTACTAATGAAATTGTTGGAGACAACTGGGGCATCTTTAATGCAGATGTTCACGATATTATAGAATACGATGGTGCTAAATGGATTGTATCGCTTGATGCTAGTGCTCAAACTACAGTACAATACGTTAAAAACTTATACACAAACAAACAATACAAATACGAGAACGCCTCATGGACAAGCACACACGAAGGTCAGTACAACCCAGGATATTGGAAACTGAACCTGTAAAAACATTCGAAGGGATTGCTGGAGCAGGAGTTTTGTTTCTTGCTAAAGACACTGGACGATGCTTATTCCAATTAAGGAATAGTGATAAGCGTCATAAGAATACTTGGGGTTTTTGGGGTGGCATGATTGATAACGGTGAGACTCCATTTGAATGTATACAACGTGAATTAGAAGAAGAAATTGGGTTCGTTCCAGAACTACAAAAATTAAATCCTATAGATGTTTATCAAAGTAGAAACAAAAACTTTATGTATTACAGTTTCGTTGCTGTTGTGCCGAGTGAGTTTATTCCTACGTTAAACGATGAAAGTGCCGGGTATGCCTGGGTTGATATCGGCAAGTGGCCCAAGCCGTTACATGACGGTGCAAGGTCTACACTTGGCAGAAATAAAGGCACAGATAAACTACATACCATCCTAAATATAAATACATCATGAAACCTATAGAGATTGACTGGTTATATAAAGTTAATGACATAAACATTTACTGGACAATCCCAACTAACGGTGGTGGTACAGCATTTTTAAAAGACTACTTCGATTATTTCAAAACATATCACCCAAACAAAACTTTTAATAATGCATTAGAATGGTGTGCAGGTCCAGGCTTTATAGGGTTTGGAGTGTTAGCATGTGATATATGCAATCATATAACGTTATTAGAAAAATTTGACCAAGCATGTGAGCTCATGTACAAAACCATTAAAAATGGTAATCTCGATAATGCTACTGTTGTGCATGATGATAACGTAGAAGTTTTAACAGACAAATACGACTTAATAATTGGGAATCCTCCACACTTTAGGCAATACCACGTTTTACAAAAACAACAAGGACAGTTTCACACAAAAGAAGATTGGGTAAGAATAGCAGTAGATAAAAACTGGAATATACATAGAGAGTTTTTTACAAATATAAAAAATAATATGAATCCTGATTGTTTGATTTTACTTTTAGAAAGTTTTGTGGAAGTGTCTAATGTAACTGCGGTTGCAAATGAATGTGGGTTTGTATTAAAAAATAAATACCCTGTTCAATCTACAATCGTAGATGAAAATGTTGGTCACATGCTAGTAGAATTTGTTCTAGCTTAGTTTCATAAAATTGTGATAAGTAGTAGTATGTCAAAAGATATTATAAATTTTGATGTAGTTAGACTGACCACCGAGCTGAACAAATACCACAAACACAAATCTATACCTACATCGTTTTTTAACGGTACGTGGACAATACCCCATTTACTAAAGATTTACGATGAGTTAGAGAGTTATCACCAAAATATAGCTGATAACTTAATCGAGCAGTATAAAGTATCTGTTCAATCTAGTAGTGAAGGTTTGTATAAAAGTTTAGTAAACGAGTATAAAGCGTTTCTATCTACTCAGACTACTCGAGATCAACGATGGTACTATCCACCGGTGATGAATAAGTATCGACATAACATCAATCCTATAAGAGCGTTAACATTTGATGTTCGAGAAATGGCGTATGTGGGTAATGCTTCAAGTAGTCATCACCAATGGCTGTCTGATTTAATAACAGATCCAAACTTTTATCATAGAGTAATACAAGATATAATTAAAGACAGAGAACGTGTAGATATAATTTTAAATTTTTATCATCCTGCTTATATTACTGCCGGATTAGATATTCCGTTTGAATTAAAACATTTGCAAACGTTACGCACAGACTTACTTGAGTATGCAAAATTATTTACGGAATTTAGAAACTGGAGTCCGGACGAATAATTATTTGCCTGTGGCTATCATAATTCCGTTCCAATCCTTAGGCAAGTCTTGTGTCTTTTGAAATTCACAGCGTTCAATCCACATAGTATAGTAGCCTTTCATTTTGCCGTCAAACGTTTTAGATAATTGCTTACATAATTTAATTGCTTTATCAAAATCTTGATTGCGATAATGTTCATGCATTTGTGCATGTAGTTGTTTGCCTTTAACATACTTAGTTAGCTTAATATCTAATGCAGTATATATTTCTATGCCAACGCTTTTACCTTTTACTTGCAAGTCATCTACTTTTAAATAAAAGAAATTATTCTTAGTATGTTTATATGTATCACCGCCCACAAGGAGTAAACATCCGTACTCTTTACATTTGCTTTCTATTCTTGCCGCGGTACTAACTGCATCTCCGAGTATGTCGTAACTGTGCCTGGCAGTGGAGCCCATTTCCCCAATATAACCGAGCCCAGTATTAATACCAGCACCCATACCAATGGGTGGTCTGCCTTCTTTAACAATTTTATCATTGAATTTCTCTACTGCCCTGAGCATTAATATGCCTGTTTCCACCGCACTCTTAGGGTGGTCTGGATCATCCATTGGAGCATTATGTATATGCATACTGGCATCACCGATATATTTAATCACCATGCCGTTTGCATCTAGTATAGGTTGTGTAATTGCATCCATATACCCGTTCATTATTTCTGTTAACCCTTTAACATCATCGCCAAAGCTCTCGCCTAATGGGGTAAATCCACGTAAATCTGAGAAGCATATACTTACTTCCTTCTTCATACCCTGCTTAATTAGTTCTGGGTTTTCTTGCAACATACGAACCACTGTAGGAGAGGCGTAACCGGCAAATTGTTTTTGTATCTCAGCTCTTAGTTTAAATTGTATCCAGAAGTTATTAAAACTTGCCTGTGTAAATATTAAGAAACTTGCTATTGCTGGAAAAGTAGCATCAAATAATACTAAGTTTGCAGTATAAGAATATATACTATAATATACAATTCCGCCTATAATAGTAACTGTGGTCACTAAACCTACCCAAATGTGCGATTTATATATTGCTAGACCTATTAATATCATGCCCAGTAACGCACACAGAAGCTCGTACACAGCACTTAACTCGTTCCTGGTAATGTTACTGCTATCTATAAAGTTTTGTAGCATATGAGCGTGTATTTGCTGTGGATACAAGTTGCCTCTTGGTGTAGGCACAGGATTTGCAATACCTTCTGCTGTAACACCTACTATAACCATTTTGCCTGCAAGATGGGTCAGAGTTTCGGCTCCTAAGTATTCAATTTCCTC